CTTACTACCATCTTTACCATCAAAGACAATAATACAGCGTGAAGGTTTTAATATATCACAACTATATCTTACTGATTTTAGGAAACCCATCATTCCACCAATGTGTAAACCATCATCGTTTATAGAAGGGTTAACTGCGAATGACCTAATAAAAGTATTTAGGCCATCCACAATTAAAACTCTATCATTTAGATGTGTTACTGATTTATGTTTTTGGTTTTTGGTTTGTTCTAAAAAAGATATAAATTTTTCATTTAAATCAACTTTAGATTTCATCCACTACCTCATCAGTTTCAGTTACATCATCGACACCAAGTTGTTTTGAATCATACTTTAAAATACAAGCATCACAGATTCTATCATAACAATATTGTTTAAGTGTAGGATTAGTATTCATAAGTTCTTCAAAATCTTTTGATTGAAACTTATGTTCTTTAATCACTTCACCTGTATCTGTATCTACTTCATTTAAAGTATACCAAGCACCACCTATTTTAATAAGTTTGTGTTCTTTCATTACAGTCAACCAACTACCATAATCATCAATACCAGTATCAAAGAATAATGGAAACTCTGCAGTTCTCATTGGTGGACCAAGACGATTCTTAATCACTTGTCCTTTTATCTTGATACCAATTGTATTCTTTTTACTTGAATCTTTGATTTGTCCTATGTTTCTGAAACGGACACGAGTTGATGCGTGAAATGGTAATGCTTTTCCACCACTTGTAGTCCAAGGGTCTCCAAACATCACACCTAACTTTTGTCGTAATTGATTTGTAAAGATAAGAGCTACTTTTTCACGAGCAATCATTTGAGTAATCTTTCTCATAGCCTTACTTATGATAATCGCTTTAGCAGTTGCCCAACCATCTTTATCAAAATCTGCATCCATTTCTACTTTTGTAGATGCGGCTGCTAAACTATCAACAAGAATTGTAACTAATCTATCTTTATCTGATTCTCTAATCTTTGTAACTATTGTTTCAATAGTATCAAATATTTCTTCAACTGTTTCAAGATGTACATATAACATTGTCTTTGTATCTACACCAATAGCAGTTAGAAATTCTGGTGATACTGCGGATTCAGCATCTATATAAACTGCAATACCATCTTTTCTTTGTGTTGAAGCTAATAAATGAGAACCAATGAGAGATTTACCACTACCTTCTAAACCATTTAACTCTGTGATTTTACCTACGGCAACTCCACCATTTGGTCTATTAGAAATAGCAATATCTAACATTGTTGAACCTGTTGAAATCCAATCTGTTACATCTGTTGGATTATCATCTCCGTCTAGAAAGTATGCAACCTGTTGATGTTTGAATTGTTTATTTAGTTCATCGGCTATTATCCCAGCCAATTTATCTTTTTCTGACATATTTTCTCCTTATGATGATATGAGTGGGTTTTGTCCGTGTGGTACAATGTCCCGCGAGGCTTCACCCACTCACACAATTTAATTATTGATTAACTATTAAATAATTGATCAAATGCATCTTCTACATTGGCAGTTTTCTTTTCTGTTGATGTAGGAGGTGTTGTTTGAGTTGTTGTAGTTTTAGCTTCTTCTTCACTTTCATCACTTGGATTTAAGTAATTTTGAAGAGCTTCCTTCAACTCATCATAAGTTGGTTCACTGTATAATTCAGTTAAATCAGATTGACTATTAAATATAGTTTCTAATTGTTCTTTATCTTCAGTGACAGGTGTCTGATTTGGTTTAACACGAACTGTAGTTTTACCATATTGATTTCCAGCTTCAGCAGGTGTTTGTCTTTCAATCATTATGTCTCTACCATTAATTGGATCTGTGATATCACCATAATCAGGGTCTGCAATTACACCCAATAATTCCTGATATACAGTTTTACCAAATCCCCAAAACTTAACACCCTCAGATTCTCTACCACGAACCACAACAGGTGCAAAAGTTCTCATTTTAGGTTCAAGTCTTTTACCTTGAATCCATTCATCTTTATTACCTGTAGATTTAAGTTTATCTGCGAATTCAGAAACTGGGTCTGGACGACCAAATGAAACAGGTGACATATAAGTTTTATTATTACCTAAATTATAATGAAAGTATAATTCTATAAAAGGATTATCTTTATTATGTTTATAAGGAACAACACGAACTACTTGTTTACCTGGTTCAGGTTTCCAGAAGTTTTCTTTTGTGGAAGTTTGACTTTGAAGTTGAGTAAGTCTATTTTTAATTTGACTAATATCCATTTGTACTTTCTCCTATGTTTTATTATTTATCGTTTATCATTTATGGTTTACATGAAATCATATAACCATTACCTTATAATATATATTATTTTGCATATATAAAACAAGGTCTTTTTTTAAAAATTTGTGGGGTTCTTCTGGTGTGAGAGGGGATGTCGTATAACACCACACTCAAATGTAACCAAAAATAACGAAGTTATTTTTATGTTTCAACATTGCCACTTTCGAAGGAAGTTACTCCTATGATACTCAGACATACCGTCCATTGTATCGCCCACTATAGGCCTTACTCGTGCACCTTAAAACCTTTTTGGAAAGTCCTTATTCAGTCATTTTCATACTGAACCCCTATTCCGGCCAGGAAATTTAAATCTTTCAAAAAACTTTTATCTTTTCAGACAATTAATATAAATATAAGAAAAAATCCCAAACCATCGGTTTTTTTTAATTAATTTGAAATTAATCCTTCTAACCAATATTTTAAAGAACCCTCATTCATTACACCAATTTCTTGTTCTTTACTACCATCTTTTCTAATCATTGAAACTTGAGGTACGCTCATAACTCTAAACAAAGAAGCAATTTGAGGTTCTTCTTCTATATCTACTTTATAAAAATTTATCTTACTACTATATTCTGGTGTAACTTCATTGAGCACCTGCTCAAACATTTTACAAGGTCCTCACCAAGTGGCGTAAAAATCAATGAAAATAGGTTTTCCTGAAAGGTTTTTACCTTCATCATATAATTTCATCAATTCACTTTTTGTTAGATTTTTCACATTTTCCCCATTTTCCTATTGGACATTCTGCACAAGCATAATGTACTTTTACATTCATAAAACAACCACAATGTGTACATCTACCATCTTTTTTATTTGTATCTGGATTTGTTTCATCGTATTTAAGAAATTCACAACCTTTACAGATTTCCCATCTTCTTTCTGCTTCTTCTTGTGTTGTGATTACTTGAGAACCTTTTATCCAAGATTTAAGAGACTTCCAATGATCTTTAGCTATATTACGAACCATTTGAGATGCTGGTGGAAGTTTCTTTTCTTTCGCCAACATCTCTTCGGTTTCTTCAATACACTTTAATTCTTCGTTGGTTGCGTCTCTGTCTCTTTTGACTGTTGGTTTGAACTTAAAGTTCACTTAACTCCCAAATGTTTGATTAACTTATCCATCTTTTGTTCAAGTCTTTGAAATCTCGCTTCTTGATTAGGAGCCATACTTTGTGGTTGTCCCCGTAGTCCTTGTGGTCCTTGTGGTCCTTGTAATCCTTGTGGTCCTTGTCCTTGTTGTTTAAATCTATTTACAAGAACATTACCTGGTTGTAAGTTTGGGAGATGAGTATTTTCATCTTTCCATTTATCATACTCTTTAACCCATTTATTAAGTTGTTCGTCATTTGAATTTGGAGTTGGGGGTTTTGGAGGATCTGATTTAGGTCTTGGTCTTGTAAGAATTTCATCAGCGGTTTGAGTTTTTGGTAAGTGACTATTTTCTTCTAACCATTTTCCATAGTCTTCTTTCCATTTATTAACTTCTTCTTCAGAAGCATCATGAAATGGAGGTTTTGGAATTGGACCTTTTGGTCTTGGGGGAGTTGGAATATCTTCACCATTTAACCATTTTTCTACAACATCTTTTTCTCTAAATCCACATATACCTTTACCTGTCTCAGCATTGATAAACCATGGTGTACCACATTGTACATTATATTCTTTTTTCAACTCATTAGCTAATTTTTGATTATCGCCCTCTACCAAATCAAGCTTAAGAATTTCAGGATATTTTCCTGATTTGTTAAGTTCTTCAATTACTGGTTCGGCTTTTTTACAAAAACCACACCCAGTTGAACAAAACATATACCATTGTGATTCTTTTTGGGATTTTGATTTGTTTTTATCTTGATTTAAATTATTTGATTTTGTCATAACCTTATTTCTCCATTGTTTTTAATTTAATATTAATTCATATATAAATATATATAATTTTACTTTTCCACACTAATTATTTTATAAATTCTTGTACTTATTTTATTTAAACCTTCTGCATTTGTAACCATTAACATATTTTTAAAATTTTCCCATGGTACTATAAATTTACTATCTATTACACCATTATTTAGATTAGCTACAACCTCATTTAATGCATTAATTGTATATAATGTATTTGAATGTTTCTTTCTATGTAATGATATAGTTCCTTTTACCTTATTATAATCTACTGCTTCTTTTGTATCTACATTATATGTACATATTAACTCATTTGTATTATCTTCATTTTGTAGTACATAAATCTTGTTAAACACAATTATATATGCTTCTTCTATACTATCTACAGTTTCATCGAGATGTTCTTTAGTTGTAAATGTACATAATAGTTGTGTTTTCATTATGAAATAGACTCCAGTTTATCAATTTCTTTTTGTAAAGTCTGTCTT